AGCAGGTCGGCTATGAGATAAAGCGAACCGTGAACGAGACGATCGCCGACAACGCTGACAGGGACCCGGCAAAGCCGAAGTACGCGAGGGTACCGAAGCCGACGCCGACGACATACGCTCCGTGGTCTGATAAGCCAGGCGTCACGCATAATAAGCAACTCGCAGCGGAGGGCACGTGCATGATGTGCATCGTGCTCGCATCACGCGGTTTCGTCTATAAATCGAGGGAGGTTGCATCGCACGCGCATGATGATTGCGACTGCGAAATCATCCCCGTTTGGAAAAAGAACACGGTGCAAGGCTACGACGAGACGAAAAGCCAGTACAAGAGCATGTACGACACAGCGGAAAAAGCATACCGCGATGGCAAGATATCAGACGACTTGAAGCTTCAGATAGAAGAAGCGAAGAAGAAGCACGACGAGAGGTACGACGCAGGCGATACCAAAACCAAATGGAGCGACCTGAACGCCATATTGATAGTGATGCGGAATCAGCAGGGGGCATGATGAAGTACGTGGTCTACGCAGGCACGCCGAATCTGTACGAGCAGATGGTCTGGGCGGCCAAGTCGCTCGTCGCGCACACCGAGGTCGACGGCATATACTTCCTCATCGAGGACGACGAGTTCCCGTATGAGCTGCCCGATTTCGTTCATTGCATCAACGTCAAGGAGTACGAAGAGCAGAAGTTCCCGCCGAACAGCGCAAACGCGAAAACGCACTTCACGAAGATGGCGCTCGTGCGCATCTGCTACCCCGAGCTGCTTCCCGACATAGACATGGTGCTGCAGCTCGACGTGGACACGGTCGTCATGGACGACATATCTCCCATCTGGGACACCGACATGGACGGAAAGTGGTTCGCCGCGTGCCACGAGGCGTACAGCGGCTACGACCCGTACCATTCGGGTCATTACCACAACGTCGGCGTGTGCCTGTTCAACCTGGCGCAGATGCGCGAGGACAACGCGCAGGCGCAGCTAGTGAACTGGATAAACACGACGCGGGCGAACTGCGTCGAGCAGGACGCGCTCAACGTACTGGGCGCGATGCGCGGCAAGGCCGTCGACCTGCCGATGCGCTACAACGAGAACCGCGCTGTCGGCTACACCGACGACCCCGCAATCGTCCACTACGTCGGCTACATGGACTGGCAGACGAACCCGCACCTGCCGCGCCGCGAGTATCTGAAGCTGTACCGCGATATGGAATGGGATGAGGCGATTGCATGCCGAAAGTGCTGATATGCGTCCCCACGTATGAGAACATCATGCCCGACACGTTCAAGGCGATCTACGACATGGACAAGCCATGCGAGACGCATTTCGAGTTCGTGCGCGGCTACGACGTGGCGACCGCCCGCAACAACTGCGCACAGCTCATGCTAGACGGCGACTACACGCACCTGATGCTCATCGACAACGATGTGACACCGCCGAAGGACGCGCTCGCCAGCCTGCTCGCCGACGACCTCGACGTGGTGAGCGGCTACTACGCGCACCGAAACAAAAGCAACGAGCCGTCACCGCTCACTAACGTGTGCAAGCGCGGAGAGCTGAACTACTCCATGCAGTACAGCGGCGACGAGCTGCGCGAAGAGCTTGCGAAGGGCAACGAGGTCGTGCGCATACACGGCGGCGGGATGGGGTGTATCCTCATCAAGCGCCACGTGTTCGAGCGCATAGCGTACCCGTGGTACGACTGGGTCAACTACCGCGACCCGAACCGCTCCATGCTGTCCGAGGACCTGTACTTCTGCGAGCGATGCAAGCAGAACCAGATACGCATCTACGTGGACACCCGCGTCGGATGCGGCCACATGTTCCGATACATACAAACGGTTTAAGCGCTTCTAAGGCGTTTAGATAGTCCGAACGCCCGACCATACCGACCCGCAGGGGATGGGCGGTCAGGGCGCACCACAGGCACCCGCAGGGGTGCTTTTTTTATGCCCGCAGGGGCAGAAGGGGGGCAGAAATGTCCGAAGAAACAATCCAAGAGGCCGAGCAGCAATCGGAGCCGCAGGGCGAAGAAAAGCAGCCGACCAACTGGAAAGCGGAAGCTCGGAAATGGGAGAACCTAGCCAAGAAGGGCAAGGCGGCAGAGGAAGAGCTCGCCAAGCTCAAGGAGGCGCAGATGACCGAGCAGGAGAAGGCGAACGCCAGGGCAGAGAAAGCCGAAGCGGAGCTCGCAGCCATGAAAGCCGAGAACGAGCGCATGGTAGCTGCACGCGATTGGTCTGCCAAAGAGGGCGTGCCGCTCGATCTGCTCGAGTACGTAAGCGCCGATAAGATGGAAAGCTTCTGCAAGGCTTACAAGGCCGCGCAGTTGCAGGTCCATTCGGCGGCTCCCGCATCGTTCACGCGCATCGTCAAAGAGGGCGGCAAGGTCGACCCGAAGGATGCGTTCATAGCTTTCGCGCAAGACAAGTTATAACTAGCGAAAGGAAACCGAAATGGCTTTTTCGACTACCGCCGTTGACATCAATCGCGGCACCTCCGGTCTGTCTCTTCCGAAGGAAGTCTCCGACCTCGTAATCCAGGGCGCAATCGCCGAATCCGCGATCATGAAGCTCGCGCAGCGCGTCTATCTGCCTGGCCGCGGCCTCGCCATCCCCGCCATCACCGCCGACCCGACCGTCAGCATCGTGAACGAGGCATGCGAGAAGCCTGTCAGCAACAGCACATTCAGCACCAAGAACATGGTGCCCAAGAAGTTCGCCGTCATCGAGGTGTTCTCCAACGAGCTGCGCCGCGACATGCCCGCCCTGTATGACGCTCTCATCCAGCGCCTCCCGGGTGCCATCGCCAAGGCGTTCGATTATCAGGCTCTCACGCAGGTCGCCCTCACGGGCTTCGACTCCCTCGTCGGTGCGCAGACCATCTCCAGCGGCTCAACCTTCGCCGAGAAGCTTCAGAACGGCATCAAGGCCATCGCCTCCGACGGCTACCGCATGAACGGCATCGCCGCAGGCGCTATGGGCGAAGCCGAGATCATGACCGCCGTCAACGGCCTCGGCATGCCGCTGTTCATCGAGAACATCCAAGACGGCCGCATCGGCCGCATCTACGGCGCTGATGTCGTCCCGTGCTCCGCTATCGACGGCGTCGTCGCTGGCGATTGGTCCAAGGCTTACTTCGGAATCGTCGACGGCATCAACATCGACTTCTCCGACAGCGCCACCCTCAACGACGGCAACAGCGGCCTCATCCACCTGTGGCAGCGCAACTGCTTCGCCGCACGCATCGAGGCGGAGATGTCCTTCGTCGTCGCCGACGATGACGCGTTCTTCCAGATCGCAGCCGAGGGCGCGACTGGCACCACCGAGTAATCATCCGACCACTAGGGGGTAATCATGGCATACGCATCGCATGCTGACATCGAGGCGCGTTGGCGTACCCTCTCCGCAACGGAGGAGGCGCAGGCCGATACGCTGTGCTCCGACGCATCCGCCATCATTGATTCCCTCGTGACGGTCGATGCATCGAAATTGGAGCTTGCGAAGGTCGTCTGCTGCAACATGGTCATACGCGCCATGAGCGCGAGCCAGAGCGACGCATACGGCCTCTCGCAATCCTCTATGACCGCGGGCCCGTACACGCAATCGTGGAGCTATGCGAACCCGAGCGGGGACATGTACCTCACCAAGCTCGATAAGCAGATGCTCGGCATCACGCGCGGGTACATCGGAAGCATCCCGCCGAAGATAGCGTTCGCGGGATGTGGTTGCGATGATTAGGGGCGTGACGGTCACGGTCAAAACGCCCAAGCGGGTCTACACGACCGACACGCCGCCCGTACCCGTCAACGACCGTTTCGGGAACGCGACATACACGTACACATCCCAGACGGTCGCCAACGTGCTCGTCGCCCCGGGTGCCACTAACGACCTCGAAGCGTCGAGACCCGAAGGGGTGCAGGTGGCGTACACGCTCCATTTCCCCAAGACGTTCACGGACAGCCTGGAGGGTTGCATCATAACCCTCCCCGCTCCGTGGGCGGGGGACTACCGCGTGATAGGCGACCCGCGCAGCTACATCGACGTGGACTGCCCGACACCGTGGCACACGCCCGTGGAGGTCGAGGCTGCTCATGGGTAGCGCGGAGTTCAAAGTCGTCCTCGATGACAACCTCGTATACGAGGCCATACAGAACGGCGAGGGCACCGTGCCGGCGTTGGAGGAGATCGTCAACTCCATCAAGGGCAGGGCGAACGCCATGTCATCAGGCTACAGGACGAAGAAGTCCAAGACCAAGGGCGTGCCGGTAGGCGACAAGCAGCCTATATTCGACGGAAACGTCGAGAAGCACGGACGCACGCAGGTGGGCCTCGTATGGACCGCGAACTACGCGGCAAAGAAGCATAACTACGAGTACAACACGCTCGTCAAGTCAATCGGATAGGAGGGTAGATGTACTCCGTAGAGCAATCATTCGTCGAATGGCTCGCCGTCAAAGGCTACGCAGCGTCGACGTACCCTCCCGCGACTGGGAGCGAGTTCGTGACCGTGGAGCGCACGGGCGGCGAAGTCGCCGACCTCATCGACCACCCGACGGTGGCCATCCAAACCTGGGCTCAAACGCCCACGAGGGCCGAGGAAATGGCATTGTCCATCCGCAACGCCCTGTTCACATCGCGTCCCCAAGGGATCGCGAACATCGCCGTGAACGGTCTCTACCCGTTCTGGGATGAAAGCACACGTCTGCCGCGCTATCAGCTTCTGCTGGACTGCACGGCGCAACTGACAGATTAGGAGGCCGTATATGGCAACCATGAATGCAGCCGAAGTCGGCGCAGGCTCCGCTAAGGTAACGGGCGCGATCTGGGTGGCCCCGAAGGGCACTTCGCTCCCGACCGACGCGACGACCTCGCTGGCTGGCACCTACAAGCTGCTCGGCTTCACGTCCGACGCGGGCGTGACCATCAGCGAGAACGACAGCTCACAGGACCTCATCGCCTGGGAGGGCCGCACCAAAGTTTATAACGTCAAGACCGAGTACTACGAGACCGTGGCATTCACGCCGATCCAGACGAACGAGGACGTTTTCAAGCTGACCTACGGGTCAAGCAACGTCACCACGAGCGGCACCGCGATCACCATCAAGCATAAGGCCGATACCCTCGACCCCGTGGTCATCGTCATCGAGACCTCGCCTCGCACTGGCATTGTGAAGCGCTACTGCGGGACGTTCCAACTGACGAGCCGTGGCGACATCACGCTCGACGGCACCACGTTCGACATGCGCGAGCTGACCTTCTCGTCGGTTCCCGATACCAACGGCGTGCACATGTTCGAGTATGCATCCGTAACGGGAGTGACAGCGTAAATGAAAGCAACCATCGACGGCTTGAAGGTCAACATCGACCAGGCCAAGGCATCGGACTGGCACTCCTTCTCATTGCTCCGCAAAGCCAACGAGAAGAGCCAGTTCGACCAGCTCGCCGTGCTGCTCGAGCTCATCGAGTACATCACGGACGTGAACGAGGACATCATCGTGGAGCACCTCGGCGGCGATACCGCCCAGGCTGCGGACGTGATCGCGCTCGTGTCCAAGATAATCCAGGCGGCGACCCCAAAAAACTAGGGATGCTCGCCGCAGCGTTCGATAGTGAGGACGCGCTGCGAGCAGACCTGCAAAGATTCTACGGAATCGACCTCGACGCAGCCATGAGGGGGGAGCACTCGGCGGCACATGTTGCCGCCCTCGTGGCATATCTCCCCTCGGACTGCGCATTGCGGCGCAAGGATGACCCCGACGCGGCGTGGACGCTGCGCGACATCCTGCTCGCGTCAATCCTGAACTCGCTCAACATGCTCATCTACGGCATGGGCGACAAGAAGCGCAGGGGGCGCAAGCCGTCGCTGGTCGGTCCCGACTATATGACGAAGAAGAAATTACCGTCCCGCGTCATGTCGGTAGACGAACTGATGCGGGAGTTATCCAAACCGAGGAGGTGACCGCATGGCAGACGGCCAGAAGATAGGCAACGCTTACCTATCGGTCAAGGCGCAACCCGACAAATCGTTCAAGAGCGAATTGGAGAACGCCGGCTCTAGCGCAGGCGAATCTGCGGGCAACCTTTTCAACGGCAAGTTCGGAGCCGCCCTGAAGAAGGTCGGAGGCGTAGTCGCCGCCCTTGGCGTCGGCAAGATGATAGGCGACGTCATAGCGGAGAGCATCCAGGCGTATGCCAACTACGAGCAGCTGGTCGGCGGCGTCGAGACGCTGTTCAAGGACAGCGCAGACCTCGTGCAGCAATACGCCGCGAACGCCTACAAGAACCAGGGCATCTCGGCTAACTCCTACATGGAGACCGTGACCTCGTTCTCGGCATCGCTGCTTCAATCGCTCGGAGGCGATACCGAGAAAGCTGCGAAGTACGCCGACATGGCGATCTCCGACATGTCCGACAACGCCAACAAGATGGGCACCGCGATGTCGTCCATACAGTTGGCGTATCAGGGCTTCGCACGAGGGCAGTACGGGCTCCTCGACAATTTGAAGCTCGGGTACGGAGGCACGCGCTCGGAAATGCAGCGCCTCTTGGCTGATGCAGAGAAGCTATCAGGCGTGAAGTACGACATCTCCAACCTCTCGGACGTGTACGACGCGATCCACGTCATACAGACGGAACTCGGCATCACGGGCACGACCGCCGAGGAGGCCGCGACCACAATCAGCGGCAGCTTCAACTCCATGAAGGCCGCGTGGCAGAACCTCCTCGTCGCGCTCGCCGACCCCGAGGCCGACTTCTCGGCGATATTCGGCGAGATGGTGGACAGCGCGTCCACGCTCCTTGCCAACGCCATCCCCATCCTCGGCAACCTGCTCGGCGAGATGATAGTCAAGCTGCCAGAGGCCATCGAGCAGCTGGCACCCATCCTCGTGGATGCCATCGTGCGGCTCGTGCTCAAGGTCGGCGAGACCTTCATGAACGGACTCGACCAGATATTCACCGACTTCGGCAACTGGGTCGCCAAGCTCGTCAACGGAACCGACGAGGCGGGCGACCAGATGGCGCAAGCCACGGGTCAGGGCGTGGACGAGGCGGTCGCGGAGGTGAAGCGGCTCCCGTCCGAGACGGACGCGGCCTTGGCGGACCTCGACTACTCCGACAGCGGCTACGCGGTCGGTCACTCGTTCGCGCAGGGCATCCTCGGGCGCATCGGCGAGGTGAGCAACGCATCCATGCAGCTCGCGCTCGCGGCTTCGGCACCCCTGCCTCACAGCCCCGCCAAGATAGGCCCCTTCTCGGGTCGCGGGTGGACGCTGTACAGCGGCGAATCGGTGGCGGACGCTTTCGCGGAAGGCTTCACGCGGCGCATGGCGGCGGTTCAGGCGCAGATAGCGTCGGGCATGGGCGGCATCGCGTCGACCATATCACGCGGCGCATCCACCACATACAACATCGACATGAGCGTGACGGCGGACTCGACCACCACGCTCGACTCACTCATATCGCAAGCGCGTCGCGCTAGGGCATTGAACGGGGGTTACTGATGGCATGGCAAAGGGATGAGGCCAACCTCGGCATATCCGGCGCGACCGCGTACTCTTACACCGAGGTGGACTGGAGCGTCAACGCGACGCACGCCGTCTACCGCCATATCGGCGGCGTGACCTCGCCGTACAACTTCGGTGCGACCGCCACCTCCACGCTGCAATGGTGGGAGAGC